ATGTACTTATCATTGGTTCCTTCGTACTTTGCGAAATCCACTGGATATCCCAAAGGTGAGAGGGTGTCTATGATTCTTTTATTCAGTGTCATTTCATCACCTCTCTTTCAAATACTTCCTGTAGCTTCGCATTCACAGCGGATTCAGCGTCATTCAGTGCCGGTGTGATAACAGGTGTCGGGTTCTGTTTCGATGTTCCATACTCCATATAGACTAGCTTCTCCATATTTCTGACACCCTTCTTGTCTTTTCCTGTTGGCCTGATAACAATAAAATGACCCCATCTGTTTTTCTTTGGCTTGGTCGGTTTTATAGACCTCGACATAGCTCCTGTTCTGTCATGCCTTGACGCTCTTCGCTTTATGTTCTGTTCTAATATCGCCGATGCTTCTTCTAAGGCTTTAGGCCCCCAGGAATCAACATCAGCGGAACGGTCGAGTTCTTTCAACACGATATCAAAGTCTTTTGGATCCACTGAGAATTTAGCCATTTGAAGCACCTTCAATCAGCGCACAAAATATTTCCATGTATTCATTGGAATCTGCATAATTGTGAAGATACTGGATGTTGTATTTCTTGTTGTCGTAAAGGATAAACATGGTTTCTTTCAGTGTCACTTTTGGGGATCTGATCAGGAATCTTGTCTTACTTTCCGTGAAATCTTTCCCGGCTTCAAAAAGTTCTTTTCCGCTTGTTTGCGACTTTTGCGCCCAGCATGAAAGCACCTCGAAATCTTCATAGGTCAAAAACCCATCTTCATCCTTGGTGCTTCTCTTCTCAATTATTTTTATTCTTTTACTAAGTGCACCAGGATTCACATTCATTTAAACCACCTCTTCCGGTGTCGGAAGTAAATTCCTTGAGTGCATGTCCAGTATTGTACTTACAGCTCTGTTCAGATTGCTTTTCTCCACATAGAGGACTCTGTTGTCATACATGTCCTGACACAGTATATAAACAACGATAACGAGATCATCATGTGCATCAAGCTGTAAATCTGTCATGCCTGTATAAGATCTTATGTAAGAAACAGCGATGTTTTTAAGTTGTGAAATCAGAGGTGCATCTTCAGCGTCAGTTCTTAGATACTCTATTACGTCCGTTACTTGTATTTCGCTTACCTTCATCGCTCTTCACATCCTTTTTAGGTTTTTCCGGCTTTATTTCTTCAATGTATCCTGCTTGCAAAAGGTCAGAGAGTACGACTTCGTTGTCATACTCTCTTACTTCACCTTTTCTCATTGATAAGACACCGGAAAAACTCGTAAGTGCCTTAATTTTCATGATTAAACAGCCGCCATTGTCAGGACTGCGATTTTCTGTGGCTCTACAATCTTTGAGTCTGCTTCAACCCAACCTACGACACCCACAGCATGTTCATCAGCGTACTTTTCGTTAAGAACCTGGATATCCATGTTCTCAACAAGCTTTACGTGCAGTCCAGAGAAATCTCCGTAAACGATAGCCTTGTTTGTAACAGCGATTTCAGGCATATTCTTAGAAACATACACTGGCTTTCCAAGCAGCTCCCATCCGAATGCCTTTGTAGCGTCTCTGTTCAGGATGTAGTTTCCATCAAGATCCTTAAGCTGTCTGATTTTCTTGAATGTGTTCTTGTGCATGATCCAAGAAGCGTTCTCCTGGAAGGTTTCAGGAACTACCATCTGAAGGTCAATAAGTTCATCGGAAGTGATTGCGGTGGCGGATGCTGCGGTGATACCTGCTGTGGATGACAGCACTCCGGTCATCTTCAGGTTAGTCCCTACTAGGCACTCTTTCTCAAGGAATCTTGCGATAGCCTGAGCCATTTTCCCAACAACATAGTTCACCAGGTCAAAATCACTGTTGTTCACCAGAGACTTAGAAACCTTTGTCAGTGCTCCTGCAAGGAATCCAGTCAGGGAAACAGTTGTGAATTTACCAGATGTGGAAGTCAGGGCAGAGAATTCAGCAGCATATGCTACTGTTACGGCCTCAGTGGTCTCATCGTACACAGGGAACACAAGCTCTCCCTTGGTGTTGTACTTTGTGGCCATAGCGTAGATTGGAGAAAGCTCTTCAACCTTTTCGATGATTCTGTTTGCAATGGACTTAGGAACCACGGCTCCGTTTGCAGACTTGCTCAGTGTTTCAGCTCTGTTTTCAAGGATTTCTCCCCTGATGTGAGCTGCGAACGCTCTCTCTTCTGCCTTTTCAACATCTTCTTCAGCTCTTTCTTCTTCTTTTCCTTCGATGATTTCAAGCTTCTGAGATGCTTCATAAGCTTTGATTGTTCCATCAAGAGATCTGATTTCAGCTTCAAGAGCATCGAACTTAGCCTTTTCGGTTTCATCCATAGCTCTTTCTTCAGTCACTGCCTTTCCGAGCAGTCCTTCCATTTCGGCTTTCTTTGCGTTTCTGAGTTCAATTAACTTTTTGATATTCATAGTCTTTTACCTCGCTTTATAAATTATTCAGAGTAAGTTCGTGCAATCTATTCTCATAAGATGAATAGTCAATTGGTTCTTTCTTTGGCTCTTCCTTCGTGATTTCAATTTCCTCATCACTGGATCTCATTTCAAGAGTCTGCTCATCGTCTTCAGCTCTAACTTCCACAGAAGTAGCAGCATAAGCTGGACTCTTATTCATAATTAAAGCCACATGATCTAGGTCGATTTCCCTTACTTTTCGGAGAGGGAGGTCATTAGCTCTGTCCTCGATTGAATCGACAACGTTTTTCATGCCAAAGGACCATCCTTTTAACTTCCCATCTCGCGCCCCTTGGATTGTTTCGGGGTCTGTGACTAGGGCATCTGCGTGAAGTCCTATGCTATCTTCCCTAAGTTGTAAATTTCCGCCTGTTATGTCTGCGAGAATCCTGTCTGGTCTATGGTCCAGTTGCATCGTGATATTTCCACCTTTAGAAATCGCCTTAGAAAAAGTTCTTTCTTCAATGGTTTCTACCACTCTTTTTCCTGATGGTGTGTAAAGAGGCTTACTCAATTTTCCTGTTACATTTACATAACCGGAAATGTGAAGCCCGTCTGATCTAATCTCGATTTTCATCTGTCTCACCTCCTTCCAACCCCTCATCAGTGGAAGTTTCTTCAACTTCTTGCGTGTCGGTAGGTTTATCCACCACCTCATCACTGAGACTTGTCTGTTTATCAGTGTTTGGTGTGTAAATCTGTTTTGTTTCTGTGTCATAAAGCACAGAGTTGAGACCTAAGTTAATCCAGGAGATGCCGAACGGCTTCAAGTCTTCCATGTATCTGACTTCATCAATCTGCATGAATCCCTTGTCTATAGCCACACTGTAAGCATCGTAGCGTTCTTTGATGCTTCCTTTGAGCATTTCCTTAGTATCAAAAGCAAAATAATAGGACCCCTTCTCTGATTCGAGAAGAAAATCCCTATTTAACGCTGATTCAATTACTCTGAGTAGTGGCATGATTCCGTTCTTGAAACTGTTCCTATGTTCCGCTTCAGTGCCTGTTCCATTGATTACACCCACCGAAAACTGGAATAACTTACAGATTTCTTCTGAGTTTGTCTTTTTATTTTCATTGAGCTGCATCTCCACAGAAGTATTTGAAGCCTCTTGAAAATCAATCCCATCGTTCAGCACCACAACATTCTCAGTACTGTTGCTGTATAACTTTCTGAACGCATCTCTAAGTGTATCAAGGGTCTCTTGTGTCAATTTCTTGGTTGATTTCAGGAACCCTTTCTTGTTTCCGCCTTTTGATACTAAGTTTTCTTCAAATACAAGTGAGTTATAAGCAACGCTTAGTATTTTCTGATTTTCATATACTAAGCTTTCACCATAAGCTCCGTTCTTTGTGTTCCTCAGCAGCTTTAGGAACTGAAACCCATGATAGGAATTTCCATTCACAAGTACCTTATACTCTTTCATAATGGGGTCAGTACCCATAGCGAATGAAACATTCGACTCATTAACATAGTGTAGGCTCTTGAAGTTATTGCCACTCCGATTAATGTAGATATATCCACCTCTTCCGAGGTAATAATCTTCAATGGCTGCTCTCCACATCTGCACAGCGTCCAATGTATCGCCTGTATCATCATTTAAGAGCCTTACACGGTCATCATCGAGTATTTCCTTTACTTCTCCATTCTTCTCCTTGTAGAGCTTGATAGGAAGCATAGAAACCATATTCCCTGCGTACTTCACACATCCTGAAACACTGGGTATGTTCATCACCTGTGATTTGTTCAGTGTAGTTCTGCCGATGAGAGCTTCAAGAAGCACGTTGTCCACTTTTGGAGTGAGAGTTTCAGCCCTTTCCTCTGTCTTTTTTCTGTTAAATAATCCCATTTAATCACCCCCTTACACCACTTGTACTACGAACTCATCCTCACCAAAGAGGATCTCTTGTTGAATAAGATATATTGAGTTTATTAATGCTATGACCATATCCACTTTGCCGGATGATTTCTTCTTATTCACATACTGATTGAGGTTTGTATCTTCTGTGCAGCGTGAGTTTTGGAAGTTTATCTCAAGCATTGTGTTCTCGTCATAGTGGAAATTTTTACTAAGAACCATTTCTTTCAGTAGTTTTGTAGGCATGTGTAAAATTGAACTGTGCTGTTTTATTTCAACACATTCAATTCCTTCTGCTTCAAGCTTCTGGATAGTGCTTATCGCGTTGTATCTGTCATAACCTACCTGCATGATCTCCACTCCGTACTTTTCAGGGAGAGAGAGTATAAACCTTTCTACATCGCGGTAGTCGATAACCTCATCACCGCAAGCAAAGCAGACACCCTCTTTAATCAGCTTTTTATAGTCCACACGTTCTTTGTTGGTCTTCCATTCAATTCTTCCACCAGGGATAAACCCCCAGACTTTTGTATATAGATTACCTTCGTGTTCAGTGACCATGGCCACAGCTGTATTATCATTAGTCTGTGATAGGTCAAGACCAAGCCATACGCGCTTCCCTTTCCAGAAATCAAGGTTTTCAGCAATCTTGCACTCTTTCACCTTTGTCACTTCGATGTAACCTTCGACTCCGAGACCTTTATACCTGATGTTATTATGCTTACACAGGTAATTCTCGCGCTTATTCTCGTACTCAATGGCTGCTTCTCGCTTTTCTTTTATGGATTCAAAGATAAGCTCATTCCCATATGCCACTGGATTGCTCTGATAAATCACCAGATCATTCTTTTCCCACTCTTTTTGCAAGTCATCATCCGGTTCGTAAAGCAGCGCGAACGTTCTCTTATTCTCTTTCAGCCCATCAAGGACCTTCTTGGCGTGGTCAATTTCATCAATCATGACATTGTTATCGTTCGGGTACTGCGTGCTGATGATGATACCAAGCTTATTGAGCAGAGTAATCTGTGATGATCTCATCGCTTCCACAGGGTATGAATCCATGGCTCCAGCCTCATCCGCAAGATAGATATTCGCTAATTTCAATTTGTTACCGTAAAGGCTTTTTATCCTCTACTTCTTATAGTTTCCTATAAGTTCAGCGTACCTTTTCAACCCATAAAAAAAGACAACCTTTTTTAAATTGGGTTGCCGAGAACTCTTGGGAAGATTATATTCTCTTTCGAGGTTCACTTCCTACGCGTTGCGTGTGACTGAGTTTTTATACTCAGCCTTCCACTCTGA